GCAACTTCAAGCACCAACTCATTTACTGCAACAGGTACAAACACTGATGTTCTTGCACTTACAGGACTATCAGCAACTGCTGTCGGTCTTGAAGGAACTATCAAGACTCAATCAGTTGCCGCAGGTGCAAACAACACAGCACCAGGTGCAGCAGTAACAATTACACCATTTGCAGTAGCGTCCTAATATAAGTTATGGCACGAGTCAGAGGAGGAGGAGCAGGCGCTAGTCGTCGGCCTGCCCTCCCCTCTGCTCAAGAATTATTGGGAGCAATGGGTAAGCCGTATGGAATCGGCTCCAAGACAACCGCAGGAATGATGAAGGCCTTGTCACAAGAGGGCTCATTTCAAAGTCCATTTTCTGCATTACCTACAGCAGCATCTGCTGGTGAATTCTTTGAAACAGTATCCTTATTAAGCGCAGATGAAACCCTGCGCTTCTACAACCCACAAAGCCCTGACGACGTTGCTCGTCGTAATCAGGCAGGTGAGGCAGTATTTCCAGGACTCGGTGAAGACGTCTACTATATAGACGCACAAGGTAATTTTGTTGACCGTTCTGCTGGTCGTAAGTACTACGATGAAGATTTAGACACTGGTGAAGTAGTTATTCCTGGTGAAAAGGGTCCGCAATTTGGCGAGTCTGACGCTCCAGCGCCGTTATCTCTAGTGCCAACCTCTACAACTAATCCAGAACGCCCTCGCACTGTAGCCGCTGGTTATGACCGCCAGCGTTCAGTGTTGACTGTCGTATTTCGTGACGGTACTTATTACAACTATTATGAAGTCAATACTACAGAATGGCAAGACTTTAAGCGTCGAGTCTCTAAAGGCCAATACATTTATAAGGTTCTAGACTACAAACCACGTGGTCCAGCAAGTGTCTCATCACTTCCCGCGTACGCACGCACGGCTTTGTATAAGATAACCCGCGCTGTACAGTTAACCAACGAACGTAAGCAGTATGACCGTATGGCTAAAAAGAACACCCCTAAAGCACCAAAGGCAAATAAACCAAGAAAGAGATAAATGCCAAAGGCACACAATATTGGACCACTATTTGTACAAGTGACTAAATTCCCCTATGAATGGGATGGAAAACTGCTTGTTCGTGGTTGGACTCAAGAGATTGAGGAACCCTTTAGAACTTCTGAACCCCTAATATTTAAACTACCTAACTATCGTGCCCTAGTTATTGGCCGTTGGACTGGTGCGAAAGATGAAGAAGAAGCGCTAAACTCTGCCCTAGAAAGGCGGGATGTAACTTACGATGATTTTACGGAAAAAGCAGGATGGACACCAGCCCCAGACTCGGATAGAGAAGAGAGTGTCGACGATTTCCACCCCAGACTTGATAGCCTGGATGGAGCACTCGATGTACTCGATTGGGAAACATATCACGATATATCAAAAACAAAATAGCACTGCCGACCTTGATGAGGTTCTTATGGGTGCAGAAGCGTTTCATGCAATTGCCAAGGAGTTAAAGAAACGTCATGTTTTGTGATACGATTTCTTTGCTTCACCTCTCTACAGGTCTGGCGTTGACCCACCCAAAAGGTGGGTCACGCTGTTTAATGGGTGCATATGGAACAAGATAAGTTTGAAGAAATCAATCCTGAGTTTTTTCTACAGGATGAGCAGCCAGTAGAAGAGTCTGTTGATTAACCCTTAGATGAATTATCGCAACAGTTTGTAGACAAACTCATAGACAAGATGCTTGAGTTTCTCGTAGTACTTGTGGGACACGACCTGCACGCTTACCAGAAACCGCTTGCTCGTCGTATTATGGAATCCGTCATCATTAATGATGGTGAAGAAATCACTGCTCTTGCTTCTCGTCAGTCTGGTAAATCAGAAACTGTTGCAGACACTGTAGCAACTATGATGATTCTACTTCCCCGTCTTGCAAAACTGTATCCTGATTTACTTGGAAAGTTTAAAGACGGTATTTGGGTTGGTTTATTTGCTCCTACAGAATCTCAGGCTGAAACGTTATTTGGCCGTACTGTTACTCGTTTAAGTTCAGAGCGTGCTTTAGAAATTATGGATGACCCTGAAATTGATGATGCAGCCGCACGTGTGGGAGGTGTTACAAGGCAAATTCGATTAAAGAAATCGGGTTCTACTATCACAATGATGACTGCAAACCCAAGAGCAAAAATTGAATCTAAATCTTTTCATCTTGTAATAATCGATGAGTGTCAAGAAGCCGACGACTTTGTTGTTTCTAAGTCTATCTCTCCTATGTTGGCGTACTACGCAGGAACAATGGTAAAGACTGGCACACCAACGACTAGTAAAAACAACTTCTATCGCGCTATTCAATTAAACCGTAGACGACAGACAGGTCGTGCTTCTCGTCAAAACCATTTCCAATGGGATTGGAAAGATGTAGCAAAGTTTAATGCAAACTATGAAAAGTTTATTAGAAAAGAAATGTTGCGTATTGGTGAGGACTCTGATGAATTTCAAATGTCGTACAACTGTAAGTGGTTGTTAGAGCGTGGAATGTTTGTTACCTCATCAGTAATGGATGAACTTGGTGACACATCACAAGAGTTAGTAAAGTCTTGGCACAAGACTCCAGTTGTTGTTGGTATCGACCCTGCTCGTAAGACAGACAGCACCGTTGTAACTGTTGTTTGGGTCGACTGGGATAGGCCTGATGAGTTTGGGTATTTTGACCATCGCATTCTCAATTGGCTTGAAATGCAGGGAGATGACTGGGAAGAGCAGTATTATCAAATTGTTAACTTCCTTGAGAACTATGACGTACTTGCAGTTGGCGTAGACGCTAACGGTGTAGGTGATGCTGTTGCACAAAGACTAAAACTTCTTTTGCCTAGAGCAGAAGTTATATCTTTGACATCAAGCCCATCCGAGCAGTCAAAACGTTGGAAACACCTACAGGCTTTAATCCAACGTAAAATGATTTCATGGCCTTCTCATGCAAAGACAAGGCGCCTAAGAACGTGGAAGCGGTTCTACCAACAGATGGTAGATGCAGAGGTGCAATACAAAGGTCCTAATTTTCTTGTAGCCGCCCCTGACGAATCCTACGCTCATGACGACTTTGTGGACTCCTTGTCTATCGCTTGCTCCCTTACTCAGGACCTCGTTATGCCAGAAATTGTTGCATCAAGTAATCCTTTCTTTGGTTAAGCCACACAAACTACTTAAAAGGGTGGAAACTATTACCAGGTATACCTAAACCTAGAAACAAGGAGTCTCCAATGGCTATTTCTCCAGCACCTCGCTTTCCAGAGCGTGCACCTAATCTCTACGAGCGCAAGATGGGCGACAACCCAGTTCGTCGTGGACCACTACGCTTTGAAGAAGGCGTAGCAACTGATACTGATGTTCCAAACGATTTCGTAAAAGGAATGCAGCAGGGCGCAGCAGTTGCTCCAGGTCGTCCAAACCGCAATGCACCTGTATGGCAGAAGCCTGCTGCTGAGACACTCTCAGAGCGTGCACATGTTGGTTCGGCTGCATGGATTGAAGCACCAACAATGCTCGGCGAGTTTGCTCACGGCACATACACAGACCGTGCAGAACAGATGATTGAAACCGTTGTTCGTTCAGGCGGACGTCAACAGCGCCAAGCACCAACAGTCGTAAACGACTAGTTATTTAGACAACCTGAACCCGCCTATACGGTAGTGTATGGGCGGGAACAAGGTGCATTCGGAGGAGTTCAGTGAGAAAACCTGCTAATTTAAAATTGTATGCGATGTTTATCGCACAGGCCAAAGCAAAATATTCTACATGGCCTAATCCTGGTGCTAGTGCTTGGGTTGCAAAAAAATATCAACAAGCAGGTGGTCAGTACGTAGAAACAACAGAAGAAGACCGTCGTCGCAAAATGGCACAGAAGAAACAACAACACGAACAAGAAAACAAACGCAATATTAAAAAAGAAGTTTCAAAAAAAGAAACACAAAAATCCGAAAAGGATAAAGGCAAGAAGTAATGTCATTTCTTGATTTCACGCCACCGTCATACCGCGCAGCGTCATCCGACCTTACCATTTCTATTTCACCACTTGGTCTTGTAGAACTTGCTGATGAAGAATTTGAGGTTCACGGTCCTCGATTAAACCGTTACTCTCTAAACTGGGCAATGTATTTAGGGCATCACTGGGGTTATCGTCGTGAACAAGGCGAAATGCAAATTGCAGTGAACTATTATCGTGCGTTTAATGACTACCTTGCAAGATTTGTTTTTGGTCGCGGTGTTCACTTTCGTTCGCCAAAAGCAACTGAGGCCATTATTCCAGACCGTTTAGAGCGTATCTGGGACGTAGATAACGACAAGATGCGTGTCTTACTTGAAATGGGACAACAAGGCGGCATTACAGGCGATGTGTTTGTTAAAGTAGCATACGAAGAGCCATGGACAGATTCTGCTGGAAGGTTCCATCCTGGACGTGTTCGCATTCTGCCAATGAACTCCTCATTTTGTTTTCCTGAGTTTCACCCACATGATAGGACTCGTCTACTTCGCTTTAAACAGAAGTATCGTTTTTGGGGAACTTCTCTAGAGGGTACCCGTCAAGTGTTTACTTACACTGAAATTTTAACTGATGACGTAATTGAAGAGTACATCAATGATGAACTCATCGATTCACGTCCAAATCCACTTGGACTTATTCCAGTGGTACATATTCCTAACGTTCCTGTTTCAGGTTCACCCTGGGGTCTCTCGGACGCACATGACATCATCACTATCAACCGTGCATATAACGAAATTAGCACTGATGTCGCTGACATCATTAACTACCACGCATCACCTGTAACGGTGATCGTGGGTGCTAAAGCCTCCAACTTGGAAAAGGGTGCTAAGAAGGTTTGGGGCGGTCTTCCAAAAGATGCTCAAGTCTTCAACCTGGAAGGCGGTGCACAAGGCATTGACGGAGCCTTGAAGTACTTAGAACTTCTAAAGCGCTCAATGCACGAGCTAATGAACATCCCAGAAACCGCACTGGGTCAAGTTCAACCTATCTCTAATACATCGGGTGTTGCACTTTCTATTCAGTACCAGCCATTAATGAACCGTTACTCACAGAAGGTTGCTCAGTACGGTGTTGGTATTGAAAGAATTAACGAGCTTGCTCTTCGCACTCTTGCTCTAAAAGAGCCTATGCAGTTTATGTACAACCCTGATGAAGACGGCCCAATCAAAGAAGGCCAGTTAA